CACAACTTTCGCAATACTCTTTCCATCTTCGCTTCTTTTCTTTCTTTCTCTCTTTTTCTTTTCAATTTTTTCTTTTTCTTATTCTTTTACCTCTTTTCTCTCTTTTTTCTTTTCTACTTTCTTCTTTTCTATGCGCCACACTATAATTCCTCCCTCCATTCTTTCTTCTATTTTACTCGCAGAATCCTGTTCACTTTTCCTCTTTTTATGAGATGATGCGGATGATACAGTTCCATTCGGTTTTAATTTCACAGCTTCCATTGTAATAGATATGCACTACAGATTTGTATATCTATTTGTTATTATAATCCATAATCAATTTTTTCATATATTCATACCTGGATTTCCGTTATTGTCTGTTTGAATCTCACCAAGATGTATTGACGATGCGCTACGTATACTTCCAGAAGGTGAAGCTGCTCTAGACACTAATACTTGTGGTGGTATATTTGAATTTGAATTTGAGTTCGTTGGTGTAAATGATTGGATTTGCTTAAGCATTTGTAATATTTGCTGATTATTATCCATATTACCATTACCATTACCATTACCATTACCATTAGTATTGTCTCCTGTGATGTTTATAATTGATGGTTGTATGGGTCCGACACTTACATCATCATTATTATACTCTATTGACGGTTGTTTGGGAAGTTGCTGTTGCTGTTGCTGTTGCTGTTGCTGTTGCTGTTGCTGTTGCTGTTGCTGAGAGAATGTTGGTATTACCGGCACGGATGGTGCTCGTGTATCATCTCGTAGTTCATCATTGTTCGGACTTGCTTCACGACTTCCCTGACGACTTGCAAATTCATACTCACGTTCATTATTATAAGGGTTCACTTTAACTTCAGTGAGTCCGTTTACAAAATTGGGTTTTTTTACTCTCTTATATCGGCGATATTTCGCATTATATAACTCAATAATATCGTCATCTATAAGAGGTGCAATATCCTGCATATTTTTTATATCTGTTTTTACAATATTCATCATATTCTCTGCAGTTGCTCGTTGACGACGATGAAGTGTGAGTTCAATTTGGAGTTTTTTTGATATTTGAGAGAATTGTAATGAACAAATACGGTGCGACTCAGCGCGTTTGGCGAGTTGAAAATAAGTGTCTACCGATTTAATGATTCCAACGAAAACACTTCCTACACCTAAAATAATGTTCATTCTATCATATTGTAAGTCAATACCTGTAATAAAACCAATCGCACTACTCAAAATAATAACAGGAATGTTAATGTAGTTTGACCGTTTATTGTATTTCTCATACGACATACGATGAAGAATAGAAAGAGATTCGCATTCTTCCGAATTTTCTTTCAAAAGCTGTTCTAATTCAGTGTTATATGTTATACCTTCTGTCATTATATCTATGTTAAACTATGATATTTTATTCTCTAAATAACCGAACTATTCCCTCTTGGAAGAACAATAACAAAGATACCAACTGCAATGAACCACAACAAATAACTAATATAAAACACATATTCAATGTCAACAAATTTCATTATCTGAACGATAATTCCGCTAACAAATAGTAGCATAATAAAATTATAAAACTTATTGTCAAATAATCCCATTTTGTAATGAAACGTAAAACTGTTATATATTCTTTACACAATATTACATCATATTGTATTCCGAATACGATAGGTCATAATGTAATGGAATGTCATCCGTATTGACTTTATAATACGACAAAAGTTCAAAATGATGATGGTTATTAACACACCATACAGGATGCATTATATTCTTGATATCGTGAGCATAAACACCGTTATATATCGTGTCATATGATAATGTCCAGGAATAATCATAACTATAAATGCTATCAAATTTCCCAGGATGATACACTTCTTGGTTATGCCGATACTCATTTATTTTAGTTTCAAACATATTTTTTCGGTCAATATATTTTTTAACAATTTCTTTATCATACTCATCATCCATAAAAACAGTATTCATTCGTTTTGTGAATACAGCATATCGCGAGATACCGCCACTGTCCGATTCACGCCGAATCATTTCATTTCTAGTATTATGATAACACGCCCAATAATAGGAATGCTCTAATGTTGTAAAATAATAAAAAGGTCCATATCGCGCGATAATCGGTTCTCGTTTTAGACCATATAATGCAGTATTTTTCGCATAACAAAAACTAGATCCATAATATAATATAGATGGAGCTTCAATCGGTTCTGAATGTAAATGGTTGACAGTAACAGGGATTGTAGCTGTTAATACACCTACTGTCGGATATGCAATAAAAAAATCAACTGCATCATCACTTATGGGTATTTTCATATATTTTTTTTGATAAATGATTTCTGTTGTGCATAACCAAAACCAATTGTGTGTTTTTTTGAGCGATATTAATTTCTCAACTTCGGGATGTGTGGTAGTAGGTGCGTTCATATATTTTTCATAAAATATAAAGCATTTATCTGTAACTACGTCGTGAAAAAAACCTTTATACCGGTATTTACTTGTAAATAACTTATCCATTATACCATCAGTTTCTTTACGTATATTATGTTTACGTTTATGATGATAGTATGGGAGACTACATTTATTTTTTTCATAATAAAATAAAAAATCTAAAAACGGTGTTGTATTATCCGCGTGGATGCGATAAATAATAAGTTGGAATTCTGTAATTTCTGAATGTTGGTCAGCGAATTCTTCAATATCATAATCCAACTCTTCTTCTGAAAACAGATAGTGTATATGATATCCGGTGATATCGGAACTACCTAATGTGGTTATATAATCATTTATATCGGGGTCGTATGCATCTCTATCGTCATTTTCATTCTTCACAGTATCAGTATCAGTATCAGTATCGGTATCGGTATCGGTATCGGTATCGGTATCGTCATCTATTACATAACTAGGCGTATCACTTCTACGAGACCTAGACCTAGACCTAGACCTAGACCTAGACCTAGACGACGTATTTTCTTTACCCGTTTCGGTTGTCTCGTGTTCCTCCACTTTTTCTTTGTGACGAGTCGCCGCCAATATCTTTCGCACTATATGTTTTTTACCAACACCGCCGAACATTGTTTGTATTCCTATATGTTATATCTACTACTAGCAATATAACATAACTATTTATTTGTTTTTCGGAATTTTCATTTTTATGGATTCCCGTGTCTTTTCTACACGAGACGCTAATAAAAATTGGGTAAGATTGTTTGCTTTCTCGACGTCGTCTTTGTAATACTTAGTGAGTGCAGTTTTGAGTTGACCATTGTTGAGAGGCGCGCGTGTTTTTGTTTTGGAATAGACAATACGGCCATTTGCCAAATCAAAACAGTCTATTTCATTTTGCCGCATAACTTTCAACAATGACGACGATAGTTGTTGGTGAATAAGTTTGCGCTTCTTAATTTCAGCATTAAGAGTTCCGATTTCATTTTCAACACGAACCCATTGACGCAAATATTCTTTCAATTGGTCTTTGGTTATATTTGGTGCGGCTTGACTGGTATTTACGGTTTCATCATCGGTAGGTTTAGTTGATATAATTTGTGATGCGTGAATCAAATCCGTGCATTGAGGCGGTTCAGAATGCAACGAGTCGTGATTCATTTGTGTAGGAATAGGTGCAGTATTCATTGATATAATATAATTATAAACAATATAAAAAATACACAATTATTTTCGCGGTTTTTGTGCTAAACGATATGCGGGTTTATCACGGCGACATTCTTTTTTTAATATGTGAAAATCAATGACCGATGCGTTTCCTCCAGTAATTGCGCTTGCAAGACGTGCATTCCCCCATGATTGTGGCGTTTGATTCGGGCGAGAACCTGACGAATAGTATGCACCTTCACCTTTTCGGACAATTTGATTGAGTCCTTTTAGTGAACATCCGGTTCGTATAGCCAATTCTCTCGTCGGACGAATATTCTCTATCCCATAAATCTTTCTCGCGCGTGCAATATGTTTGGATGGTTTAGATGTAAATGAACGAATCGGTTTGCGACGTGTATAATATTTGTGGCGTTTGTATAACTTACGTGATTTCACGAGTTCATTTCGCTGAAGCAATTTATCACGTCGCGATAATGTATCTGGCAAATAACGCTTAATAAAATTCATTTGGGTATCACGGTATTATTATATCACGGTATTATTATATCGTGATATAATATACTATAAATGCTTAGACGTGTGAGATTAACATTGATGGGTGACGTCCATAATAATAACAAAAACGCGTCGTATACTGCAGGTTCAGGTGTGGGTTCATCTTCTATTTCGGTTCGTCGCGCGAAATTACAGAAATCAAGTCCGCCATCGTCAGTCTTATGTCCACTTCAACCTGTTCCAGGTAATTCACGTGCGAATAATGTCTTTATGAAGATGTAGAAATACAAACAGATACTCATTTTATTATTCTACGATATCTTTTTGTTTTTATATGATAATATTTATACTTTTTTTTATGTTTACCACCTAATATTGAACACGTGCTACGGCGTTTTATTAGTTTTTTTGATTCTGGTTTTATTATACCCATTATAATTTGTTTAACGATATTTAGGTTTTGATTAAAATCATCAACAGACAATCTTGGTCTGCATTTCGTATTTATAATAAAACTATTAAAATTTATAAAACTGTTTTTACCGTATATAATTTCCATAGTATATCTGCAACGACAATTAGAATGACGTGAACTATAAGAATCTCTATCAGGTGTATTCATCATAAAATCAATAAATGCTATCATTATCAACGTGCGATGAATATCTTGAATTGAAACATCTACTTGTGTTCTAAAATCAGAAAACCTTAGATTGTCGTAAAAACGTTCTGGAAGTTTACTAGGTTCATCAACATCAAAAAAAGAACATAATGACGGTAATAGTTCTTTACTATTTTCGGATATTTTTGATAACATAGTATTGAACATCCTTTGTAATTTGCTAGTATCATCATCGTTGTGCAAATCAAAAGCATCTCCAACATCAATTAGTCGCACATCGGTTCCCTGACTATCTGATAATCCATTTCTATTATGTGCATCATATAAGATAAGGCCCACAGAGGATGCAGCGCAAGCAATATTAGCGGCCATATGTAAATATCCAGTTCTGATATTTGTTGGGTCAAAGGTTTTTGTCTCACTTCCCATTAAAGACATAGTAAACGAACGTTCATCTAATGTTTTATATTTTTCATCCATATACTCCATCAAAAATATATGAACATTCCAACTTTTATTTGCGTGTAAATGTCGTAAAATTGACATCATTGTTTTATCAGCATTCGCTGAAAATACTTGCTTCTGCTGCAAGGATGAAATAATATCATTGAATTCTTTGTTCGTAAAAACACTAGCAGCAAAAACACGAGGAACAAACGGAGATAATACAAAACTATCATATAATTTTTTTTGATTAGTTACTTCTTTTTCTAATACTTTTTCGTTTATTACTCTTTTTTCTACGTCTTCATCTTCAACTGTAGTAGTATGTGTGAACGTGACGACGGATGTCGTTTTGTTCACAAATGAAATTTTCATACAAAACGTTTCAAATTTTACGCTATCAATACAAAACGGTGCAGAAACTGTCCCATAAAAAATAAATGAATAAACGCTATCATCTTGGACAAACTCAATTCTTGATGCTGACATAAGTATATCATTTATATTAGTTTCTACAGGAAGAGGTGAAACAGAAGTATTTTGTTTAACATCACGATATCTAGAATGGGAATCATTTTTACGTTTCCGTTTATATTTAAGACTACTAGGACTTTCACTTCGTGTAGGAGTATCCCGATGATTCATTCTAATTTTATTATTTATATAATAGCAATAATAAATTATTTACAAATAATCCACAATACGTTATAATGTATCAATGTAAAAATTACAGTAGACTTCCTTTCGCATAATGTGCTTTACAAAAAGCCCCGCCATTGGTTATAACGAGTGGTGTATATGAACCGTTATTCTCTTTCGGTATCCACATCGGTTTTCCACATAAGCACCCTTTACGAGGTCCAGACATCAATACAAACGAACACGTAGTTGTCGCTGGATTATGATGTGAAATAATAATATTCTCGTAATCATTATGCGTCTTCGTGTTAGTTTTGAGAGATGTTCTAGTTTTGCGCGATGACGAATTTGTCGTGGTCGTTGTTTCCAACTTATTCAGATGTTTATTACATAACATCATATCATATTTTTCATTATACACACATAACGACTTGCAAGAGGTAGTAGAGTCATTTACGCCACCGGATGATATAAAGTTATCATATTCACACGGTGCGCTAGGAAGTGACATATTGGACGGAATATTCACATACTTAACTTTAGATACCTCTGGGTATGGATAGTAAGGAAGAATATATGGAGTGATGGACCGACAATACGGACATTTGATTTCATTATACTCAAGCTTGGTCGTTTCTAGATTATATGAGCTGTTATACATTATGGAAACTACGTTTGAATTCTGGTTTTGATATGTTGGAAGGGTTGATGGTATATACTTTGTGATGATACTTGAAGATATATTTTTAGGCAACGAAAAGCATTTTTGGAATAACACTTCTTTATACAGCGGAATATAATTAAACTTGTGCCCGCATTCAAGTGTAACGTGGTCTTTACGTAACAAATCATCAGTAATTAAACATCGTTGTCCGGTAGTATTGGTAGTCGCAGATGTAGTCGCCATTTCTTTCAGCTCGTTGAAAAAATCAACATCTCCTTCTATTTCATATTCAAATCCGGATTGATTCATATAGATGGACACGACCGATGGAACTTATTCTATGAATATAACATTGTATTTTTTTTATATTCATATAGTTATATGATATTATAAAGATTATCATCAGTAAATATTGTAATGGTTTCAAAAAGTATATGGGGACCGTGTGTATGGTATTTATTCCATACATTAGCATACAAAGCTGTTCCTAGCGATTTCGCAGAAATAAAGACGGATTTGATTCAATTCATACAACGTATATGTGCAAATTTACCGTGTCCAGAATGCACGCAACACGCAACAGAATATATGACAAAGCACACTCGTATATTAGCACAAATCACTACAAAGGAACAACTCCATTATTTTCTAGTTGATTTTCATAATGTAGTCAATCAACGAAAGAAAAAACCGGCTTTTACATATGAACAAGCTGATGAATTGTATAAACGGGCAAAGACATCCGATGTAGTCCAGTATTTTTTCAAGATATACGGTGAGCGTTCTAATGGCGGCAACCTAAAAATGTTTACTAACGGATTTCACAAGCAATTATTGCTTTCAGACTTTTCAGCGTGGATTGTGCGAAATCACGGAAAGTTTTATAATTAGTGTTCTTGTGCGTGCTTGTGTCATTTACGCTGGATACAACACCTTCTTTTGTGCAGGAAAACCACTCTTTACCATATCTGCTGGCATCGGTCCTGACGATTTGAAATACTTATTATAGTTATAAATGACGGATTGAACACTGCTGTCGCGAGCTTTCGGATATAGAAACACTTCATATGCGTCCTGTGACATATTTGATGATAAAACTGCGACAATATTCGGGTCACTGTCGCATTCATCAAAAAATTTCTTCATTTCGGGTTTACTCGCGGGAACATCAACGATGCGGTGAGTTCGCGTGGCGTAAATAACGACGACTTTCTTACCTGACGCAAGCTTTCGCCATAACTGTTCAAGCGGCTTATTTTTCCCCCAAACACTGTTGTCGGAGTCGGCGCGTCGTAATTTCATCGTGCGTTGCCATCTTTTCACGCCTCGGTGGTCAACGACAATCGTCCATTTATTTCCGTCATTACCTTTTTTTGTAGTGCCGCGTGTAAATAATGTCGCACTAGCCGTCGGTGCTTTTCGTGTATTACGCGGCATTCTAATATACATTATGATGATATTATAATGTATATAATGATTACTAGCATATAGGTTTTGTTACATCACAACAAACGAATTACAAGTCCTGTATCACTTGCCCGTTCTTATATACAGAGCATTTAAATGTCTGGTTCTTTGGGCGATTACACACTACATTATTGCTCGTCAAATCATTGAAAAACAGTAAACTTTCAAAATTATTTAATTTAAATAATAAATACCAGAGTGCGCCGAGAGATACCCCGACAATCGCACCAATCGTAATACCACGAGGCACTGTGCAAAAATACTGAAGCTTGACATAAGCGTCTACTGCAAATATACTAACAATGGTTCCAATAATCCAGAAGTTGATTTGATTATTGCTTAACATTGGAAGGAGAAGATACATTAACGTGAATCCGATAAACATACTGTTGTAATTGGGGACATTATAGCGTGAAGGAACGAGTGGGAATTCCACAATATTGCATATAGTTCCTTCTGTTTCTAGAGGTTCACTACCAATCACTATACTCACCATATAGTTGAAGACGGATGCAATTAACACACCACCCAGATATATCATTCCCTTTATATTCTGGTTAAATACGGAAATCAAGACGAGAAACGTGCCTAAAAATAGAGGTGCGAAAATACTGAAGAGTTGGATGACATTAGAGAACGTGAGTTGAAGTGTCATTTTCACGTGCGATGTAGTGTTATATAATTATAGTATTATAATTATCGTATTCTACGATATATTCTACGGCTTAGAATAAAATTGATATTAAACACATTCCGATAAAGAACTATAACAAACACAACTATCCTGCGGTTGTCATAATGGGTATTCCAAGTTATTTCTCAAATATTGTCAAGCAATACAAACATATTATTAAAAAGTTGAGCGGATTACCCCGAATTCATAATTTATATATGGATACAAATGGACTCATCTACGACGCAGTGCGTATCGTAGGGACAACCCACGGATTATCAAATGATGATTACGAGGCACTCCTCATCAAGACAGTGTGTGAAAAAATAAACGAATATGTGGCGATGTTTCGTCCGTCTGATAAGATTTTAATTGCCTTTGATGGCGTAGCACCAGTTGCTAAATTGAACCAACAGCGTGAGAGACGATATAAGTCGTGGTTTACTACAGTAGTAGAACAGACAATTTCACAAAAGAATGCATTATTGGATCCGATGGAAGGTGTTATTAAACGTGGCGTAACACCGACGCAGGCCAAGGCTTGGAATACGTCAGCGATTACACCAGGCACGCGATTTATGACGAGATTGAATCAAAGAATGCGTGATTATTGCGCGGAAAAGGCGAGTATTATCGGAACAACCGTTGAATATATTTACTCTGGAAGTGATATACCTGGCGAAGGTGAGCATAAAATATTTGAATATATTCGCGAAAATGCCAAATACCATCAGAAGACGACTACACTCATCTACGGATTAGATGCTGACCTTATTATGCTTTGCCTGAATCATCTTCACATTTCTGAAAATATATATTTGTATCGCGATACGCCGGAGTTCATCCAATCACTAGATAGCACACTTTCCAGCAATGACCAGTATTATTTAGATATTCCGGCATTTGCATGTTCGTTGGAGGCGGTAATGCGCGAGACGACAACTCAAGTTGCACAAGGAGCCGCTAATACTGGTGACCGCGATGTCTATATTTCAGATGCAAGCACTACAGCATCCGACGAGTATCATAATACAAAGGATGCGAAAGATGGAATGGACAATACATCATCACCACCGCGTATTACATCAAATGTCGTCGCAGCAATTGATGATTACATAGTAATGACATTTATGCTCGGCAATGATTTTATGCCGCATTTCCCTTCCTTAAATTTACGGTCAAACGGAATGACGGTATTGCTTCAAACGTATGCAAATATGTTTCGGCAAAGTAAAGAGTATCTAGTTACGCGTGCGTCGCCAGACGGACGTCCCATGATTGTTTGGAAGACAATGCGTGCATTTATTAGCCTATTAGCCGAAACTGAGCATAATCGGTTTATGAATGAGCATAAGATACGCAGTAGACAAGAGAAACAGCGGTTCGGTGGAGGCGGTGGCAGTGGCGGCGACAAAATGGGGGGTCTGGGCCAAACACCGACGAGTAATGTAAGTGGTGTAGAAGCGAAGAGTGTTCCTGCAGTGGATATTCGCGACCTCACTAAAATAGCGTGTAATCGTGTGGTTCAATTGGTAGGGAATATGGAACGATGTCATTCATTATCAGAGTTTATGACTATCCCATTGCAAGAACGTGCAGTAGAACGATATATTGACCCGTTTCGTGAGAATTGGGAATATCGGTATTATGATGCATTATTCGGGGTGGATATTTACGCCAAAGACAGGAGACGTAATAATGGCAGCGGCGGCAATGTTGACCGACTTCAGATGATTTGCGTGAACTATATTGAAGGGTTGGAATGGACAATGCGGTATTATTCTAGTGGTTGTGTAGATTGGCGGTGGACATACAAATACCCTTATGCCCCACTATTGGTAGATTTGATGCGTTATATTCCACATTTAGATACTGCGTTGTTTTCAGAGGGTATACCGGTTAAGAATCCTGTCCGCGATATCGTCCAATTATGTTATGTTCTTCCGATGGCATCACACGGACTTTTGCCTCCATTGGTTGCGGAGAAACTGAGGAAGTATTACTCACATTATTACTGCGATAAACTGGACTTTAAGTGGTCATATTGTAAATATTTCTGGGAGGCGCATACCGAGTTGCCGCATATTCAGATTGCGGAATTAGAGCGGGCGGTTGCAGGGTTATAGATTCGTAGCCATACGAATATACGGTCTAATGTAGTATATACTATATTCTAATAGTATATAATATGATTGAATACTTTCCTCTCATAACTGTAACAGGGTATATCATTTATGTGGTAGTGACTGAACTGGTTCAAGAAATTAGTAAAGCATAGTATGATGATGATGTCTACATCAGCGCATCTTTTTCTATCACGGTCTCCTTTGCAATATTTTTGACGACTTTCAAGATTTTATCATCATCTCCATCGCTAATATTACGACAAATACTCAAATACCGGTCATTTTCGATACTGTAGCTTTTTTCGCAACCAGGGTGTATATCCGCCCATTTATTCACCAATCCAGCGTGTTTATGCCCAACAATCTTCACTGCATTCTTTAATTTTTGACTATTCACACCATCACGTTCCCACCTGTCAGCGTCCTTTACATATAATATTTCTCGTTTTCGGTCACTACAATGAATTGGACGTTTACTAATTTCGGTGTTTTTCAGATTATCAATAAAAATGGTAGATATACCATCCACATATCCGTGTTCACCAAGATACTCCATACTCTCAATCGTTACTTCAATTGAATTTACGAAATCAGACATATTCATAGCATCCTTACACTTTTCATTTAAAAACACATTGAGGTTGAAGTGATTATTATTATCCCCTTTATGATTATATATATTATTTGTCACGGAAGCCGCATTCGTTTTACTACACATTTCTAACATTTTACTCGTTGCATCGTGTTGCGATGTTACTAATTCTTGATTACTCTTAATGATTTCAGAATTCGTTTTAATCACGTCCAAAATCAGTTTTTTGAATTCTTTGTTTTCGCATAATAAAGTATTGATTACACCGTTCATATTTGGAACGACTGCATTTGTTTGTTGGCTTTGATTTTCATTCTGCGGTATTCCAGCGCATTTTTTCATATGACGGTATAATCCAGATGAATACGAATACCCAATCCCACAATATTTACAGACTTGGTCTTTATTGTATGACGATAATTTCAACCGCTTCGCATTCGTGTTATACCTTCGCTTTTTCGTATTTGGCAATTCAGATACGTTCAATACTATCTGGTTTTCGGGGATAGGAACGGCGTATATATCATTTTTATCATCATTGGATGCATTTTCATCTACTGTTGATACATTTATTTTGGTCAATTTCATATGCTTCTTTGTTTCAATATGCTTCTTATAGTCTGACCGATTCGTTGTATATATATGACATACTTCACAAGAGAATATCATTTATACTTACATTATATTTTATATTTATATTCATATGCACATTATTATAGAACATAGAACAAAATGTGATTCATTATCGCCTTGCGATATTTTTCAGTTGAAAACTATCCCGCTACGAGACCATATCGGGCTGCGACATTTTTGGTCCGGCGATTTTTATCAAACCATCAATCCCCTTGCGACATTTTTATACCATTTATATACCATTATATACCATTTTACAAAAATGTCCATTTTGGGGTTCGGCCGGGGGCCAGTTTGCACACTTTTTCACGGATTTTCAAAAAAAGTCAGTCAGCGTTTTTTTCGTCCAAAAATCGGTTTTGAGAGCATATCAGTCACAAACGTGTTTTTTCGTGTTGTTTCAAAAGTCTCCGGCGCTATAGCCAAAATGGACATTTATAAATGTCCAAATTTTTGAGACATTTTTTTGTGACCATCCTTACCATAAAGTTTTGAGGTAGTATGTCAAAACCACACGGTAATCCCGCTGAGATATCATTTTGTATCATTTTGTCGGTGTCCGGAATGGGGGGCCGCAATGGGCGTAGCCCCGCCATAATTCCAAAGTATAAAAGTTGAGAGATATTCAATATTTTCTAATTTCAAACGGAATATTTTCCATAGATTTTTCATATTTCAAACGAAATATTTTTGGCCGACGGCCGACTTTTCAAATTTATCTTTCTACGCCATTGGTCAAATTTTGTAAATACTGGAGTTTCTCTATTTTACGAATATACACGAATCTTGCAGTTTTTGTATAATGAATTGGATAAAGTCACGGACTTTGGATTTTATCCAATGGAATGGAATGGAATGGAATGGAATGGAATTACCTACGTCTTGAATAACGACGTGAAGATTTACGAATGCGCTTGGATTTCAATGCACGCTTTTTAGATGAATACGATTTACGGGAACGTTTGGATTTACGACCACCTGTATGTTCGTATTGACTTGAGTTATTTTTTATAAAAAATGTATTTTCTTGGAAAGTTCGTATTTCAGCATTTTGTTTTATTGTCCCTAATTTTATATACTCATCGTCCGAGCCACCTTTTTTATAAATAATCGCATTCGGAAGTATAATGTGTTTGTCACCATTTATGATAACATAATAATTGGAACCATCATCTTCCACAGGTAACTATTCAGGCGAAGAAGACATTTGTTATACATTATACGTATATTTTATTGCGCATAATGTATATAAAAACTAAAAATATGATTATTATATATTCACTTCTAAATGTCTCTCACCCCGGTCGAACTTACCCGCGAAACATTTAAGGGACTTCTTGAATTCAATTCCAAGCAGAATAAACATACTATCCTGAAACTCACTGCAGATTGGTGTCGTCCTTGTAAAACTATTAAAACACTCGCGATAGAGCAAGTTGCCAATCTCTCGGCATTAGGACATCCAACCGAATGTTATGAAGTCAATGTGGATGATTCTCTAGATTTCTACGCATTTATGAAACAGAAACGAATGGTCAATGGCATCCCCGTTTTCCTTTTTTACAAGGCAGGGAATACTGAATTTATCCCAGATGATTCCGTCACTGGCGCAAATCCACCCGACATCGTTGCATTCTTTGCCAGATGCGCTAAAGTATAAAAGTAATAGATCGCGAATTTATGTGATTTTCCGTAAATAACATAAAATTATAAATGTATGTATCATTATTGTCTCGTGTTAAAGGGGAACGATGGAATCTCTCGACTTAAACATTGACAATTATAATCTCTCGGATATTCTCTCGCTCTTCCATCTTCCAACGTTATTCAACGAAGAAGATCTAAAGCGTGCAAAGCTCGCTGTTTTAAAGACGCATCCGGATAAAAGTCAACTTCCCAAGGAGTATTTCCTATTTTTCACAAAAGCGTATCGTATACTTCATCAGATATATACGGTGCGTCATCCTGCGACCGACGAGCATTATACGCAACGCGCCGAGAGAACGCCGCGAAATACTAGTGCAACACTGCCTTCTGCACACCCTAGATGTATCGGAAAAGATACACTTCGTGCGCCATATGTCCCGATAGATGGGGATAGTGCAGCGGCTAAATCAGTTGTAGACTACAACCGCCTGATGCGGTCGGAAGGATATCGTCCTGATTCCGGTGATGTAGATGATTATTCAGAAGCAACACACGAGAGAATGAAACGCCGTCTGGATGAAATGGCCGGTATAGGAAGCACAAATGCAAAAGACAAGGCGATGAAAGTGAGCGAATTTAATCAATGGTTTAATGAAAAGTTCATTCAATACCGTCTAAAAGATGAAGAATCAGAGAGTGGATATGAAGCGTGGTTTCGCGGAAATGACGATACAACGGGTCATACTGGTAATAGTGAAGAAAACGATGGTTCATCTTGGGCAGATAAAGTCGCTCGTCTGAATCAAAAAAAGCAAGAATTACGGAATAAATACGCGCTTGTTGAGAGACACGAATTAGACTATGCTGGTGGCGGAGGTAGTGCAGCTGTAGGAGGATACGACCTGACGAGAGAACGTCCCCAAGAGTATTCTAGTGGTATATTCGGAAATCTCCGTTACGAAGACTTAAAGAAAGCGCATACCGAGACGGTTATTCCTGTAACCGAAGAGGACTACTATAAAACCCGTAGATTTAATACTGTAAATGAACTACAGACCTTTAGAGACCAATCACGCCGGGACGTATATCGCCAAACGAGTAAACAAGAACAAGAACGTATTTACGAGCAGTCGCGGATGAGGCAGGACGAGGAAGATACAAGACGCGCATTCATTTTAGCCAAACAGGACGAAATCTCTCGGGATATTCATAAGAAGTTATATTCAGATATATTCAGGCTGGAAAACTAATCTCTCGGTAATATAATAGACATTCCATTTCATTCCATTCATTTCATTATGTTTGAAAATAAAGTCGTGAAACTGGCAATCGCCTATCTCCTTATTATGTTGATTGGTTTCATTTATAACAAATACAAGAAAACAATCGATATACAAGAACAGTATAATGACGGTGAACTCATCCAGAAATATCTTCTCAATGACAGTAGTCTCACTAAAAACAATAAACCGATTTTATGGGTTCATATTGAATTTGACAAGAATGCAAGGTCGTGGGAGAGTTTTGGAACAAGAACGAGTGATAATTTGAATCAACCTTATCAATATTTAACGATTCGCAATATTATAGAGCATTGTGGCGAGAGCTTTAATGTATGCCTCATCGATGACGACGCATTTGTGAAGATTATCCCAGAGTGGCGGACTAAAGTAGAAGACCTTCCGCGTCCTTTGCGCACACATATGCGCGACTTAGCGCTCGCAACTATCCTTCATATTTACGGTGGGTTTGTTCTACCAAGTTCATTTATTTGCTTCCACGACCTTCGGTCGTTATATGACGCGCATATTGAAAAAGCAAATGTCGTCATTGGTGAACTCCGAACGATATCATCTCTCGCATCTGAGAAACAATATTCTCCATCAACAAAGATAATGGGCTGCCGAAAGTTTGACCCAGTGATGAAAGAGTATATGGAACATCTTATGGCTATAAATAATAAAGACCATACACAGGATATGGACTTTACTGGAGAAACGACACTATGGTGGATGGCAAAACAGGCGGCAACCCCGAACGCAGTCAGTATTATTCCAGCAGAAGAACTTGGTGTAAAAACCACAACAAATAAACCTGTTCTTATTGAAGAGTTACTTGCAGATAATGATGTCCCAATATCACCTACTGCTGCAGGTATCTATATTCCAGAACACGAAATTTTGAAACGCAGTAAATTTCAATGGTTTGCTCGTCTCTCACCAAAACAAGTTCTAGAGTCGCATACATTAATAGGAAAGTATCTGCTGATAA